TTCTTCATCATCGGACCCTTTAGTTTCTACATCGTCAACACTAATCTCATCATCTTCTTCTTCTGAGATTGGTTCTTCTTTCTTTTCACCTTTATTTTTTAAAGATGACTCAACGATGCTTTCAATTTCTTTCGACATATGTGCCGCAAGTATTTCTTTCGTGTTGGCTTTTAAGGCATCCTCTAAAGACTTTGCTTCTAGTAAAGCCTCTTCGATGATTGATTTCTTTTTTTCAGCCATTTTTTTCTTTTTTTATTTTTTTTTATTTATTATTAAATAACGCAAAATATTTCGCATTTCTTAATAAATATGCAATACTTTTAAAAAGTGTTATTTTTTTATTAATCCAGTAAAAAATTATTTAAAGAGTCTTTTAAAAGATTATCTTCATTTTTAATTTTAGATTCTGACATTTGTTGTTCTCTAGAAGGTTCTTCACTATAAATCCAAGAACCTGGTGTTGATGGTGATGTGACAATATCCCAACAAATCAATTCGAAGTCATCTTGTACAATATTTTTACCACCTTCTTTTTCTAAAGAACCTACACCTCTTGACGATACACCAATCTTTAAACCTTTTCTAATGTAATTAGCAACTCTATCACCCTCACAAGAAATTATTCCTTGATTAACAAATCCTGGTGACATAATAATTTCTAATTTACCCATCAATACATTACCTTCCCACCACAAGTCAACTACGTTGTGAGAAATTCTACTTACTGCAACTATTGAAGATTCTGGGTGATCTGCCTCACCTAACGCTCTTTTTTCTTTGATTAATTTTAAATAGTTTTCTGCCTCTCTCCTTAAGATGGCTTCAGGGTATATCCTACCATTTCTATTTTCTACACCATACTTTTGCATTACGGCATAAACAACCAAAGGTTCTTCTATAATAGGTTGACCTTTGGTTAAGTTTGACATCTCATTCACAAAATGTCTATTATCTTTTGGGGAAATGTATCCTGCGTCGTATTCAACAAGGATACCTTTTATATTTATTTCGTTTTTTTTAAGAATTTCCATAACAGTGATATACTTTTATTATAAATATACCACTGTAGTAAAAAATTACTTTTTAGATTTATGGAAAGTAAAAACTGAATTGTTTTCTAAACACTCGTTTACCACATCATAGATTATTCTCTTACTATTTTCTATGATATTAATTTTATTAATTGGTAAATGTTTTTTTTGATATAATGTTATTTCACATGACATAAAACTTCTTTTGTTTACATTTAATCCTGAAGTCCTCATATCTAAATCAACAATGTATTTATTATCGTGAAATAATTCTTTATTGATATTGTTACTTATTTTTTGTTTTATTTTTTTTCTTATATTACTTAAGAAAAATTCGTAGTTAAAATTTTCGTAATTTTCTTTTAACTCACCCCATGCACACAAGTTTAAATATAAACTTTTTGATTCTTTATTATTTACGGTACCGATTTTTGTTTTATAGTTTTCTAATAAATCTAACTTGATTTCTTTTCCTAATTTCATTCATAAAATTTTTCATATATTGTTATTTTAAAGTTTATGTAATTATACTATTAAAATAGTTAGTAGTCAAATTATGGAAATAAAAAACCCCTCTTTCGGAGGGGTTCGTATTTAATCTATCGATTCTTTTAAATTGTAAATTTTACTTATCTGTGAGTTGAAATTTTCATAATCAAAATTAGTGTTTAATAACTTATCTTTTACTTTTAATAATTTATCTTTTATCTCAACATCTGATGATTCATTTACTTTATTATCTATATTTTTTATACACTCTCTTTTTACTGTTTCGAATAAAGATTTTTTATCTTCTTTATTACCATTTAAAACCGTTTTAATTATTTCTTTTTCAGTTTCATTTATTTCAGAGTATTTTGTATTGAATTTCGTAACTAAAATATTTGCCAACATACTAGGTGGTAAATCTATGGATTCCGTAACTACAGTTTCTTCCTCCTTCTCCAACATCCTATTAGTTATATTATTAATTGATTCTTGAATTTTATTGATATTAGATGCGTTTTTATTCGTATTCACTAAAAAATTAATATCATTGTAAAAAGATTCGTTTTCCTTAACCAACGATACACCTTTAAGTAATTTGGTGAAATATTCATTTCCACTATCAATATGTTTTTTATTTAATGATTTTAATAAATCAATATTCTCTTTTATATATTCTTTTGCCTCAGTGGAATCATCAAACTTAGTATTCTGTAAATTACTATAGATTAAATACTGTTCCTTTAAAGTATCATTATTACCAATAGTTTTTAAGAATTTATTAAACAATTTTTTACCCTTATCATCTTTATTAATGATAGACTCAATCATTAACTGTTTAAAAGTATCTTTTATATTACCAAAATTTTTCATGTGTTAGTTTTTTATAATAAATATTAAACTTTTATAAAAAAACTTATTTAGTTAGTTTATCTATTTCTCTAGTCATTTCACTAATTTTAGAATTTAACACATCAGTACCTTTTTCAAAAGAATCTAAATTGTAAATATGATCATTTTTTTCTAAACTTTCAGTTAATCGTCTTAAATATATTCCCTGATATCTTTTAGTTTTTTCTTCATATATTCTTCTTTTTTCTTCTGTTAAAAGGTTACCGTCTTTTCTAAAAGATTCAGTAGTTGCTGGTTCTGCGGCTGGTTCTGCGGCTGGTTCTGCACCTGCACCCATATCTCCACCTGCACCCATATCTGCACCACCTGCGTCACCACCAGCACCTGCTTCGGCTTCACCAGCACCTGATAATAATGCGTCAAAGTCACCATAAAGTTTATCCACTCTATCAAATATACCTGTCTTCTTAATAACTTCTGCAGTTTGTTCCATTTCCGCTGCTGCCGCCTTTTCTAATCTTTGTTGTTCTAAATCATTTCTGATTTCTTCATCAGACATACCTAATATTTCTTTTTTGGCTCTAGTCATAGACATTGCACCAAAACCATTACCTGCGTCTGCAACAGAATCTTTATAAAGAGTTACCTTAAGTTGAGTTTGCTCAACCTTCAACATCTCAGCCTGAGTAGATGGGTTATTAAGTGAAAGTGTAAAATTTTCTAATTCATCCTCTAAACCTAAAATATAGAGATGGATAATTGCAATCTTATTAAGTTCTTGCAACATTGATTGTTGTATTCTATTAATAGTTCTAGCAAATCTAATATCTTGTAACGCCAAATTTTTACCATCACCATTTGCTTCTTCGAAACCTAAGAAAGGTTTGGGTACTCTAAGTGCAGTGAATAACTTTTTTTGAAGGTATTGTATATCTGCAATTTCAGAAAGGTTAGTCGCACCCGCCAATGTATCAATAGGGCTCGGTGCATTTGGATCTCTAACAGGTATAAAATAATCCTGATCCTGTGCCATTTGATTATATCTAGTATCTATCTGTCCAGTTTGTTGATCAATAACTGGACTTCTTTTAAAGTTATCTGCAATTTTATTCACATATGCAGGTACATCTTTTTCGTCTATATTACCTACATATATTTTGAATATTCTTCTTTCAGGTGCTCTCGTTACTCTATATATTAACATCGCATCCTCAGATAATAATAATTGTTTCCATATCCTTCTAGCCTTCTCCAACATAGATGTACCATAAGGTAATCTTCTATCATCCCCTAATAATCTAAAATGAGCAATTTGCCACGCATTAAATTCTATGTTCCTCTGACCCCAAACAAATGTGACAGGGTTAAATTTATCACTATCAGGAATAGTAGAATTCTCACCAAAACCCTCATTCTCTTTTCTACTTATTTCAATATTAGGTAATTGTTTAACACCTGTGATACCTTCATCACTATTAATACTTAAGAATAAAAAATTATCTCCGTATTTACATGTGTTTCTTGTCCACATAGGTAGTGAAGTGTGTATATCTAATCTATTGAAAAATAAATCTTCTAATATTCTTCTAACTCTTCTACTTTCAGAAAAAATATTTAAAACTTTATTTTCTGAATTTAAAGTTGTAGATTCCTCCATCATTATATCTAATGCTGCTGCGATTTCGGGAAAAAATTCCATACCCTCAAAATCTGCGTAAGAGGCTAACCTAGTTGTTTCATAATATATGGAGTGTTGATATATCTCATTATCTACTTTCTGCCACATATTCGACAAATAGGCGTCTTGTTGTCTTTTAAGTTTTTCGTATTCAAAATCCTCCTTAGATTTAGTTTTAAGGAGTTCCTTATCGTTTATAGAATATCTAGATTTATTTTGTGCCCTTTTTACCTCAGGACCAAACAAATCATTTAATTGTTGAAATATCGTTCTTTTAGCCATTTTTATCTTTATACTTTATTACTATTATAATAAATATCAAAAAAAAATAAATACTATCTTATCCCAAACAACCAATTGTATTCACCATTATCATTATTACCATTATTCCCTTGTTTTGGGTGGTAAGTTGGTGTGTTAGTGTAGAATGGGTTAGTATATTTTTGATTAGACAATAGAGGTTCAACTGACTTTTTTGAAACATTTACCCAACTTTCTAACATAGCCTTAGTTTGTTTCTCTACCATCTCTAATTTTTTGAATGATGTTTGTACAATAAATATACACATAGCGTATGCCATTATTATATCATCATGATAACCTTCCATATGATCAGGTCTACCGTTTTTATAAACAAAAGTTCTCAATTCCGAAATTAAACGATGTGATCGTATTATAGTTTTATTCTCTCTAATATGTTCCTCAAATTCGGAAACTAATTGTAATCTAGTGTTACCCACATTAAATCCAGGTACTTTATCCCCTTCACTATATTTAGTTTTAGCGTATTTTTCAGACAATTTTCTACTTTTAGGGTCATCGTAGTGTAAGAAGTTATATTCCATCTCTAACAGTTTTAATACTGTTGCAACACCCATTCCACCTGTGATGTCTACTATCGTATAGGCACTATACATATTACCATATTTATAAACCACTTCTGCCAACATATCTGGTGGTAGTTTATATTTAAATTCCGCAACTTGTTCTAAATTATCAAAATCTAAAATAACTATTGTGGAACTATCTTTACCGTCACCCCTACTAACGTCTACCCCCATAATGTATTTATGCCCAACCTCAGGTTTCTTCCATATCCACATAGCCTTTTCTAATTCTGCGGAGAATTCAGGATCTTTGACAAAATTTTCTTCGTGATATGAAATAAATTCGTCATCTATAACGTTACCTCCTGAACCAATAAATGATACATCAAGTTCTTGTGCAATCTTTTTTGGGTCACCCATATCTGCCGCCATCTCTTCGTACCAAGGGGATAAAGGTTTCCACCCTTCTTTTACCATAACCTCGTAATATTCTATGGTTGATTCATCGGTTTCATAAATTTTATCTAAATATTCCCATCTCAATTTAGTCCTACTTAAAGTTTTACACTCTATCTTTTCATCTTCACCCCTAACCCAAAATAATCCTCTGTTGTATCTAACATCCTGATACCACTTCATTTCAACTACGTTGAAATTGTTTTCTTTATTTTTGGCACCATCATAAGTTTTATAATATAGTGGATCCATACCATTTGGTGTAGATATCAGTGCAATCTTACCACCTGTACCTAAAGACGCCAATGCTGCCCCAAACACATCTGCACCATTATCGATAAAGGCTGCCTCATCCATTACTAAGAATGTTGGTGTAAAACCCCTCAAAGCATCTTTCGATGTTGCTAACGCTCTAATTTCACAACCATTAGATTTTAATTTTAAATGTCCTTTAGAATTTATTTCTAAATAATCGGTACCCTCATCTAACCCCCATACCCAATAAGGTATTTGATCTAGAAATTCCTTTATTTTTTTTAAGAACTCTTGTGCCAATGTTTGTTTGTTGGCTAATATTAGTACCTTATGTGGGTTTTCTGGATCACCAAATGCAGTTTTAACTGCAATATAGGCTGCGGTAGTAGTTGACACACCTGCCTGTCTGGGTTTAGTTACTAAATTACGATTATATTTTTCGTAAGATTTTATTATTTCTTTTTGTTTATGGAACAATTTAAAAGGTACCATACCTTCTTGAGTTAAATCGAATGTCTTTAAAAAAGTTTCGATTGCATAAATTGGTTCACCTAAACAACGTGCAAATATTTTTAGTTGTTCTCCTCTATCCATATATTTTAATTTAAAACGCTACTACTTTACCTTGTTCCCAGTCTTTGAAGTTTGGACCTAATTCATATGTAATATTATTACCACCCCCTACTTTTTGTATGATACCTGATTGATTGGCTGCACTCCAAAAAGTAGAAAGTTGTCCACCACTTTCAGTTTGTCCTATATGATTTAAAAAACCTCTTTTAGTTTTTTTAGGTGAAATTGATACATCTTTAATATAATTTATTAAATCCCTAATCCTTGATTCATCACCTTTTTGGAATGTAATCCCCTTATGTTTTGGTATTAGTGTAATACCGTTTTTATTGGCAAAATCTTTAACTATTGGTACAATACTTTCTATTCTACCACCTATTTTATCTTTTATTATTGATAGTTGTGTTATTGCCTCAATGGGAGTTTTATTATTAAAAAGATATTCTACTACATCATATAATATTACACCTACCGCATCGTTTAAAATAACATTTTCATATTTCCACGGAAAAGTTTTTTCTAACCTAATTAACTGTTTTATTTTTTCTAATGGGTTATTATTACTATTTAAAATTTTTTTAGATTCTCTTTCACTGATTAAATCAAATATCTCTTCAATCTTACCCCCATATTTCATAGAACTATTACTATAATAATCAAAATTTTTCCTAAAAAAATCTAAAAATATGTTATAAAATGTTTCATTATTTAATAAAATTTCTTTATCTAAACCAAACGTACTAAAAAAATTATTTAACCACTCTTCAATATTTTTATTATTGGTATTATCCTTAAAATACTGAATAAATCTATCCCACCTTTGGTTATTTTCAACCAAAAGTAAATGTTGTCTATTATTAATTATTACTTTCATTATAAATTAGAAATTACGTGTTCCGTCATGTCCTCTTCTACCCTTCTACTGTCAGGATAAAAATTATCAATATTCGGTCCTCTCAATTCATCATCTTGTTCAATTAAAACCTCATCTAAAACTTCTAAAAAATAGTTAGCGTTATCACCAGGAAATTTACCAGTGGACTCAACATACAGTTTTAAATATTGGTAAAATATATTCGTAACATCAAACTTTAATATGTGATTGATTTTATCACCTTTTTTAATCTCATCCCAATCACCCTCTGAACCTAAAAATGTAGTTATTGTTTCTTTTATACCATTAAACAGTTCACCTTCAGAGGCACTATTATAAGACCATCTATACATATTTTTTAATTCCCATTTTAAGTCATTAAACATTTGTTCTTCGTCTATTAAGTGAAAAAGTGTGTATTTATCTTCTAATAATTCTTCAGTTAAAATATCCCCATACTCATCATCTAACGTATAAATCTCTTTACCGATAAAATCATTTTCTTTGATGTATTCTCTAATATGGTTAATTGCCTTATCACTTAACACTTCAGTTACATCATTTTCGAAACTAATATCAAAATCACCGAATATTTCTGACCAATCAGGATCCAATATATCCTCAACTAAAGTTTTATCGTCTACATCAAATAAATCTGCCAAATCCTTCCATTCACTACAAAACATATATATCCTATCACCCGATTTAATTATATCCCCAAAATCTGAATAGAAAGCCTCATTATCTGTAAGGTATTTGTCAAACCAACCAATATTTGTTAGTATTGAAAACATATCATCGTTACCCACATAATAATCCAATTCTATATCAACCTCATCAAAAGGGTTTTCACCTTTATTCATTAGATAAGTAAATACACCCTCAATTACATCACTATAACTTAATTCTAATAACCCTTTTATATAGTCAATTACCTCAATATAATCTTCAAGTTCACCGTATTTTTTTTCAATAATCTTATTTATTGCGTTTTGTACCCTTTGATTTATCATCACTTTATTTTATTAATAAATATTGGTAATAAATAAAAAATCCCACTTTTGGTGGGATTCTATTATTTTATAATCTTTTTAATTAAACGTATTTGTGAAGTTCTTCTACCTTTTTAAAATCACCTTTGTCCAATGCATCATCAATTAATTTCATTATTTCATTTTTAGACATTCTACTATAATCTACTTCGTCTGTTTCTATGTTTTCCACATCATCTTCCTTAGGTTCTACACCTAAATTATCTATAATATCTTCCATATCATCATAACCTGTGTCATTAAACATATCTTCTATAGTATCACCCTTATCTTGATTATGTAAGTCTTTAAGTGTGTCTACAACCTCTTTACATCTTTGACTACCACTAAGTATTTCTTTCATAAATTCGTGAAATTGTGATGCAGGTAACTTAGTTAATTCTCTAAATAACCATTGTTTGATGTCGTAGTTTTCAGAATCAATACATTCTAAGAATTTCTCCCACATACCAGGACCTAATCTCATTCCCCATATCTCACCTTCAGGTGTATCTGCCTTTTCAATAACCTCTTTTTGTTCTTCAAAATCTAAATGATCGTCAGCCCAGTTAATTGCGGATAATTCTAATGTACCTTTAATTAATTCGTGTACTAATAGTGGGAAAATCCAAGCCTTAGCGACTACAACTGGAATATCATCACCCTCTTCAATATCGATTCTTTCCATATCATTTTCTTCATCTTTGTCTTCAGGTTTTTCAGCCTTTCTCCATTCGATTTTTTCTACACCACCGACTTGTCCACCCATAACACTGTCAGGGATAATCCAATATTGGAAATCTGCCAATGACATAAGTTTACCGTATAGTCCCATTAATCTAGGATCCAAAGCGTCTAATTCATCTGCAACCATATGGAAAATGTAGTGACCTTTTTTGGCTGCACCTTGCATAAGTGCATTGATAACTCTCCTTTTATCAACCTCCATTTCCAACTCTTCCATACGTTGAGCACTTTTAGGTTTTTTAGGTAATTCATAACCCTCACCTTCATCTTCGTCCTCATCTTCGTCTGGTTCAATACTTAATTCTGAACCTGGAGGTGTTAACGTTGCCTCTAACATTTGATCAGGAATATCGAATTCTTCAGATACTATATCAATAGCCAATTGTTCCAATGCTTCTTTGTGTCTAGTTTCGATTTGACTAATCTCACCCATTATTTGAAACATCATTTGCATCATATTAGGTGTAATATTTCTAACACCGTGATATCTTTTAACTTTATTAACAATTTCTTTGAATCTTTGTCCCGCAATTTTTTCAGAATAATTTTGTGACTCAGAACCAACTGGAATTGATTTACTCTTTCCGAATAAGTGTTCCCCACTTCTAAGTCTACCCTCTAAATCTGGATTCATCCTTTCTGGATGCTCAGGATCATATTCAATAGCCTCAACTAATTTGTTAAGTCGATATTTTTCTTTAATAACTCTATTAGTTACTTCGTTAATGATATTTTTTCTTCTCATATTTTTTGTTTTTATTGTCCATATACCGTACTTACCCACATTTTAAATGAGTCACCAGCCATCTTTTCAAATACCCTTTGTACGTTTCTTAATTCAGTATTACCGTCACCATTTTCTATTCTAGCCAATGCTGCCCTTACTAAAATGTCTCTAATCTCTTGTTTATTATCTAAAAGATAGTTAATATGATTTAATTGTTCTTCCAATGAGTCTCTATCACCATCTGAATAACCCTCATCTTCATCCTCATCATAACTGTCTAAGTTTTCAATTTCTTCCTCTAAACTTTCAGGATCCTTACCCATTCCATATAACCATCTATGTAAATCATCTTTAGTCCAATTTAATAATGGTGATGCACCATACATATTAATTAAACCACTTTGTCTAAGGTTCTCTAAAAATTTAAATACTTTAACTTTGTCTGCGGAAGGCATTTCTCTAATTACAAAATATTGTCTACCACCACCATTATCTGGTGTTTCGTTAATCCTAACTTTAGAATTAATATATTCTACTAAATCTTTTTTCTTCATTTTAGGATTTATCGATTCGTCTTTTTTCCTATGTGATTTTTTTACTGAACCTTTGTAACCTATAGAATCAGTACAAACTGCGTATGGGTTATAATCAGTACCATTATCTTTATTTTTTTTCTCTACGTCTTTAACACATCTATCCCACTTTTTAGTGTGAACAGTATCATCTTTTTTTTCTTCTTTAGACTTTTCAAAAATATTAATTCTCATAGTACTCACTATTATAATTTTTTATTTTAAGTTTTTAGAATTTTTTTCACCCTTCCCTACACGTGTAGCCCTTCTTAAATACTTAGACTTACCCATAGAGTCTTTTTCCAATTCATCCTCCTCATTTACGGTTACTGAACGTATCTTACCCTCTTTATCTTTTACACCATAAGTACCTTTATCTAATTTATCAAAAGAACTATCAAATTCATCTTGATTGTAAACTGTCATCTCTTCTGCCTCGTCAACTGAATCAATATATTTTTCCATTAGTTTTCTTCTAGTGGCTCTTTTTATTTCAGATTCATAAATTCTAATTTTGTTACCCATAATTTTAAGTATTTATCATTTCTTTTTCATATTTTATTACCATATCCTTTTCGTATAACTTATCTTCTACCGAAGATAATGTCTCACCGAAAGAAAAGAATAATCTTTTTTCTGGGTAATCATCATACCCCTCCATATTTTCCCAAGCCAACGCAATTATACCGTCAACTGCGTCCCACATTGCAAAAGATTCAGAATCTTTAACTAAATCTAATTTTAATGTGGTAGTTAAAGAACCACTTTTTTTGATGTATTTATCTTCTGGTGGTTCAGGATTTCCCAACGAAGGGTATGAGTCCCAACCATCACCATCTATATCTTCTAAAATATCAGAAAAGAGGAACTCGTAAACGTAGTTCCCCTTCCAGTTCTGTCCAATTCTATTGATATATACTAAATTCATTATCTAAACATTCCTCTTCTTCTGTAAGAAGGTCTCATTCTTTCACCGTTATCAGTTGCCTTTGGTTTTGGATCAGCCTTTGGTCTCTTTATTTTATCCCAATCTGTACCAGTACCTGGTTTAGTTGTAGGTGTTTTAATTCCTGGTTCTTTAACTGGTGCGTTAGATCTTAAAAAGTTGATGTCTAATTCGATGAAGTCATCGTCAAAAGAATTACCAGAATTCATTGAGAAGTCTAAATCACCATCACTGTTATTATCTAAATCCAATCTATTTGGTATACCGTCATAATCTCTATCTAAATCACCTGTTGCGGAAAGATATCCTTGTCCTGTTTGTAATGCATCCATCACATCCATTTCATCCTCATCGATATGTCTTTTTCTTTTCATACTTCTTACTTTTCTTAAGTCGTCCGCATTTATTGTACCGTATGGTTTAGCCAAATCAATTCTTTTTCTACCATCTTTAAATCCATCGTATTCTTCTTCGTTCATTGGGCCACATTCACACATCATACCCTCAACAAGGTTTCCACCTTTATATCCACCACACTCATTACAAATTTCTTTCCTTTCCTTTAAAACTTTTTTAATAGAATTTTTTGTACTTCTATTTAAAAAAGATTCTAAAAGTTGTTTTTTAGAAAATACTCTACCTCTACTTTCCGATAATTCTTCAGTACCTTCTTCAGGTGCTTCAGGACTTTCTTCTGGTGTTTCAGTTTCTTCCGTATCCTCTTCACTATCTAAAGTATCTAAATCTGAGTCGCTACCAAATGAATCTTCTTCATCTTCACCTTCAAATTTAGATATGATATCCTCCTTATCACTTTCATCCATTTCATCTAAGTGTAATGCCGAAATAATAGAGTTGATGACATATTTTTCTAATTTAGGGTCAACCTCTTCAGAGTCTCTCAACATCTGACCGATTTTACCTGTCATTTTTTGTATTTTTTTAGTGATTTCATCATCACCTAAATCTTCAGTTCCTTCTTCACCAGTTGATTCAGTATCTTCTACATCAGTTTCAGACTCATCCTCAAATGAATCCTCTTCTGTATCTGTTTCATTAGATGTATCAGAAAAACCAAATTCGTCATCTGACACTTCATCCTCAACAGGTGCTGCGGGAGTTGCCGATGCGGGTGCGTCTACTTTAAGTACCTTTTTTTGTTCTTTAATATCGTCATCTAAAATGATTTCTTCTTCTTTTTCTATTACAAAACCATATCCCGTACTACCTGCAACTGCATTACCGTCAGATTCAAAAATATTTGTATTATACTCAATACCATAAGATTCGTTTAACATATCAAATTTAATATTTAAATGTTTTAACGCTTCTGCGTAAGAATGATATTTTTCAGTACCCTTATTTTGTAAACCACCAACGTATTGGAAATCCTCAGATAAAAATTTACCGTAAGGTTTATTTGATGTTTTTATAAAGTAATCGTGATTTTCTCTAACAATACCATAAACAATACCGTTAGGTCCCTTTTTTATTAACTCCAATTCAGAAAATGACTTACTTTCATTAAGTGTTGCCATTTTACCCATAAGGTCTAACATTCTATTTACCTTGTCTTGACCTTTTAATGTTTTAGGATTTACTATTTTTCTCATTTTTTATATTTTTTTATTTTTATCCGTTAGTTGGTAATCCAGTTCTAATGTCAACAAATCTATATTCTTCTGTACCACCAGTTGTTGTTGATATTAATCCTGTTTGAAATAATCCTATAGGTTTAGGATTACCTAATAATGCGAACCCGTTATTTAATGTAGTACCGCTCTGTTGAATTAATAAGTCTATTGTTTTACCTGCAACACCTGTTATTGAAGATCCGTTTATTGTATATGTACCGTTTGTGTTAAAATAAACTGCACTGTAAACGTAACTAT